GTTCACAGTTTAGTGTGATTGCACCAGAGTTTGAACCACCACCTTGAATCTCTACAATTTGAGTTGCTGGAGTTAAATCCAAATTACCAGATGCAGTTGAAACATTACCAGTTACGTTACCTGTCACATTTCCTGTTACGTTACCAGTAATATTACCTGTCACATTACCAGTTACGTTACCAGTAATATTACCAGTGAATACACCAGCGATTGCGCCTGTACCTGTGATGGTAGGACTTGTTAAATTTTTGTTTGTGAGTGTTTGTGCCGCAGTGAGGAGAGTAACAGTATCAGCAGTAAGAGCAGAACCATTACCAAGTTTGGTATAGAGTTCTACAAAGTTGTCATTGATTTTGTCACCACCAGTGCGTAAAGAATCACCAGTACCGTCATTGGCGGTATTACCTAATCCTAATGCTTGATATGCCATGTTAGTTTTCCTTTAATTTCTTTCTATTATTTATAAGACTTTTTTGGTTATGCTGTATCAAAAGTTCTTACATTATCGTCAAATTCCACGTTATCGGAACTAAACCTTGTGCCACTAGATGTTACAATTATCTCACTAGGTGGAGGCACATTGACTCTTGTTCTATATGCTCCAGCTGGTATGATATATTTATCTATCTCATCGAAAGTAGCATTCGTTGAGTCAAATTTTGTTCCACTATCAAATTCATTACCATTGATTTCTTTTATGGATACTTCATTGATTTTATATGTTCCCCATTGGTCAATAGTATATAAGTCACGACTTTCATTTCCAGTTTGTGTTGCACTTCTGTATATGCCTGGATAGTTTGGTATCTGTGCATTGTCTCCAATAGGGGGAACTGCAAATGCGTACTTAGGAAGATTGTCTAATGTATTACCAGTTGAATGAGAACCTCTACCTGTTCTTAGAACAACAGTAACATCCCTATGCAATGTAACATCTCTTTGTCCACTTGTCAAGTCCGAAGATTCTGGAACACCAACACCAGCATTGACTCTTGCAGTTGAATCATCTATAGTACCCAAACGTCTACCAAATACTGTTGTGAATAGATTAGTAAATGTAGATGCAAGTTCTGGTGAGTATGTATCGTCACCAATGTAATCTCCAACAGAACCAGCAGTTGGGTTTTGAATAGTTGCAGATACAAGTGTTGAGAATGAAACTTCACCGAACACATTCCAACCAGCTGGGTGAACAGAACGTCTTACACTTTCTCTCCACTCGTTGATTGATTGTCCAATACGAACCACATATGAATAGTCTTGATAGAAATTAGAATCTTGAACCTTCATTTCAGATTCAGACACTTTACCTTGGTCGTTTACAAAACTACCAACAGTTTGTCCAACTGTTCCAATATTAGAAGTTGCCTTAGATGGAGTGGATTGATATACAACACATGTCGCACCTGTTATAGATGTGATTGTGTCTCCCCTATTAAAGTCAACACCTGTGTCAATTTCTAGAATGTGGGTTGTAGGATTAAAGTTTACAACCACACCAGAATGACTTGTTAGTTGATCACCAGCAGTAAAACTACCAGATACATCCTTAACTAACATGTTTCTATTAAGAGTAAAGTCTGGTGCAGATGCATAATCTAAACCAAAGTTTGTAATAGAGATTCCCTCTACATGTCCAACCATTGGAGTTTGAGTTGATGCCGCATATAAACTTGAACCGTTACCAGACGTAGTTCCACTGTCAGATACTAAAGGTAGTTGTATGAAACCATTACCCTTGTCAATCATTTGAATCTTAGTAATCTCTCCACGTTCATTTACATTACTGCCAGGAGCATTACCAAAGGTTGCAGTCTCTATAACAATCTGTCCACCATCTTCCATAACTAGATGGTCTAATTCACCTACAGTTTCTTCTTGGTTTACATAGAATCTATCTTCTGTAACAATCAAGTTACCATCTTCAGATATAAAATGGTCTGGTGCAGTTGCTTGTTCTAGATTAAACGCACCACCAACAACAGCAATCTTTGCACGAACATCTTTACCTTCAGTGTTATCAACATTGAATACAAGTTCTTCACCGACAGAATATCCCTGTCCACCATCCTCAATTAATATCTCATCAATAGAACCAACACCAGCAGATTCAACACGAGCGGTTGCTGCATTATTTCCAGCACCACCAGTTACACGAACAGGGTCAGCAGTATTATAATATGCACCCCCTGTCGTTACAATACCTTCAACAACAATACTTTTAATCTCACCAGATATTTCTAAGTCAAGACTAGTATCAATTGTTGTACCAGTTTCTCCAGCAACGAATGTTCCTACAACAGAGTTTGCATCTAGATTCAACTCAGCAATTTGAGTTGCACCTTCTCTAAATTTAATAACTGTTGCAATGATTGCTGTTGCACCAGATGTTCCACCAGTGATTGTTTCACCAATTGCATTATTAAAATCAGATGTTCCTGTTTCAACAATACGAATAACTTTATCTGTACTCCAACGACCATCAGATGGACGAAGTAGATTATCTCTTGGATAAACGATTGATGCTTCTTCATCAAATAGAATACGGAAGAATAATTTGTGTCCTTTCTCCGTACCCTTTGCAGCATACATGTCTTTGATGTTCTTAATAAGTTTTCTTTTTGAGAGACCATCTGCAACCGTGTTAGGCATTGCTTCCATAAAGGAATCTCTAAACTTATCAAGGAAAGAATAAACTGTGTTATCAACGTCTGCGTATTCCAGAAGTTGTTGAATATTTTGTACAGGGTTTGCACGATAAGATGATACTGTAGATACTGCTCCACTAGTAGAACCTGTTACAGTTTCCCCTGTTTCAAATAGTTGTTGTGATGTAATGAATAAACGATTGTTATTATCAAAGTCATCTACAAGAACACGAGCAGTTGCTTTACTGTTTGTACCGACAATAGTTTCACCAGCAACAAACTTACCTGTAGATGATTCTAGAACAACCTTCTCTTCATCTTCACTAAGAATAAAATTGTTAGTAAGAGTTTCTTCAATAACATATTCGTTTGAACCAGTAAGTGTTAACTCACCTGCTTCAAGAAACTCATAATAGTATTTTAGAAATAAAGAAAAGAGGGGATGGTCTTCCCGAACAAAATCTGGAAGTTGCGACTCAAGATGAGGCGATACCTTATTCTTTAGTGTAGGATGGTTTCCCGACATTTATAAAAACCTTAATATGATGAACTAGTAGCGTATCCAGTTCCAGCAGCAGAACCACCAGACTCGATAGTATCCACTTCAGCAGTTACTTTTGTATTTGTAAAATCTATTTCCAATAGTTGGTTTCTAACAGGAACAATATCATTAGACTTAGGTTGTACCACAACTGAGACAGTTCCATCAGAATTAGATGTTCCTGTAATAGTCAGAGATGGAAGAGTTACCAATCCAGTTGAGTAATCAACTGTTCCTGCTGTGCTATTTAAATAAGTTCTTGTTGTACCACCAACAAGATAGTATGTACGAATGTTACCATTGCCATCATCATCAATGAATATAGTATTTGAATTTCCAGCAATAGTAAAACCAGTAGATACTACAATTCCACCCATAGTAGCATTATGTCCAGAGTGTGGATTATATAAAGCATTACTATAATCTAGTATATACTGAGAAGATGTATTAAGAACAGGTTTGATTGTTTTCTCAATCTTCAAGGTTGTAATGTTTGATAGAATAGAATTATCAGCTGAATCAATTAAACGTGATAGTTTTGAAAATCTAAAGACACCATCAAAGTTTTGCAAGTCACTATTATTATATGTTGTAAGAACATTTGTAACAATAGTCTCAATTGATGTTGCAGTATTTGTAGTAGACTTAGCATCAAATTTTACATTACTAGTCAGTCTAAGTTTTGTTATTTCTGGGTCAACAATAGTTGGACGAACAGATGCAATATTATATCCATCTAGTAATTTTACAATACTATCTTTCTGTGCCTGTGTTAAATTTACACCAGACTGTGTTTTGATTGCAAGGTATACTTGTCCATATCTTGGTGGGTTATTATCTTCACCACCCCACACTTGAATTGCTTTTGTGTCAGCATATACTTGTGGTACGATTGTTTTATAATCTTGTGTTGTTACTGCTCTACCCTGTGATGAATAATCAAGAGGAGCATTATATTTAATTGATTCTATTGTTTCTGGTTCTGCACCACCAGATGCAGATACAAGAGTTGCAACTGTGATATCAGATTCTCCACCAACACTAGTTCCACTGAATACACTTGCACCGTTTGCTTTATCTTTGTTAGTAACAATATATTCTAGAATTACAATATTACCGTCTGTTGGTTTAGAACCAACAACACCATCACCAAAGTAAACTTCAAACTTACCATCTTCAACTTCCTGTAGAAAATATACATCTGATGTTTTGGTAACTTGTGAAATATCAGTTGCAAGAGTATATGTTGTTAGTGTTGCATCTGATACTGAATTTTGAACTGAAACTTTTAATGTGGTTGTATCTGCACGAGCATCTGTAACCATATACTTCTTATCAAGGTTTGCACTATCTACAGTATACTTTGCAGTAACTAGTGTACCTTCATAGATTGGTAGATTAACAAAACGTGTAATACCGTTTACAGGTGAAACAGTTTGAGCTGCATTCACAACAAATCCATATGTAGAATCATTTACCTTAGTAGTGAATTTAGTTCCCTTTGAAATTGTTGCTGAACCACCTGTAAAAGAATTAAGTGTTACATCAACATAAGCAACTGGCGCTCTCGCAGAACGTGGAGTATAACCCAAAGTCTTTGCGTGAGAGACTACCGAAGAACGTAGGGTTGCAGTATCCAAGAATGATTCATTGACTGCCATGTTTGCATTCATCGCTAAGTAATGCGTGTTGTACGCAAGTAAGTCGATGATAGTAGAGAGTCCCGAACCTTCAAAATTGTAGTCCGTAAACTCTGTTTGGTTTTTCATGTATGTCTTGAGATTGTTTTTGATATCATCAAAGTCCAACTCAGTGACTTGTAATTTTGTTGCCATTTATCTTAGTCTCTCTAAAAATATATCCAATGCCTGTAGTTCTGCTGGACTGTTAGCCACATAAAACTCTATGGTTACTTCATAACGATTTTGGTCGATATCACCTCTAACAATTACATTCGACAGTTCTGCTCTAGGTTCAAAGTTTGTTATACAATCTTCTACATGTCTTGCAAGTAGATTTGCAGTTGAGGGCGAGACAGGTTCAAACAATGTAGCACGAATGTCCGAACCTATCTCTGGATGAAACGGTCTTTCATAGAAATTTGTATTAATCAGATTCCTTACACTTCTCTTAACTGCGTCAACGTCTGACAGTCTAGCGATATCGCCAGTAACAGGATGCTTTGCAAAGGACAAACTAATGTCTTTGAAAATGTTTGTGCTTCTGCTAATGTTAACTGCCATAGTGTTCTCCTACAGTTATTTATAACGGAACTACCAAGTCACGATTCTTAATATGCTGTTCTGCGATATCTTCTTTCGATTGACCGTGGTAACTCACTGCATGATGATTCTTAATCATTAAGTCATTAATTGATGTATCAGCAAAGTCTGTTGTTCTCCATAACTCTCCAAGGATACGTCCATACTTACCTTCTGCATCCTTTCTTGTTTTGAGAACAATACCACCTTCATCATCCAATAACTTAGTGATATAATCCTTTGCCATCAATCCATATTTCTTTTCGTCCAAATCCCTTGTACGACTTTCTGGTGTGTCAATTCCAAACATACGAATACGTTCTTTCTTCAACCACACACCGAAACCCAAGTCGATATCTACATCAACTGTGTCGCCGTCCACTATCTTTACTACTTTACATCTATACTCGTACATATCTTACCCCTTTATGTTTTAACTATCGGAGCCCATACCCACTTGTCATCCGCAAGCTCAAAGTTTATACTTTGTATAAACTGCGCTGGAGCAGAATCATTGATTACGTCCTCATAAGTTATTGCCGCATTTAATACGACTATTGTTGCTATCAATGTATACCACATTTGATTTCCTTATATTAATTTATCCACCAGCCGAGGTATTACCAGAACCAGAAGCAGATGCATTCGGCACCCAACTTCCATGTCCACCAGTACCATCGCCTACCCTGTGTACACCTATACCGTTAACCTTAACCGTACCACTTCCACCTACCGCTGGGTCACCACAACCTGTAGTGTCACCGATTCTAACAACCGCAGCTCCGTTACAGTTCACGTTTGGAGAACCAACCGCATAAGGAGTTTGGTGAAAAGGGTTTGGTGTGGGGGATGCATGTCCAACATGCGTATCTAATCCCACTCGACTAATTGCTGGCATACTCTCTCCTACGCAAGATTATATAACTTACCAGCTTCACCATATCTTCTGTGATTGTGGAAGGTCATAACTTGCGCTCTGTTACCGCTTTCTTTTAATGAAATGTGAATCCAAGGATTCCCACTTCCTGTATTTTTGTATTCCAACAATAGTTGGTCATGTGGAACATTTTCACTTATCCAAATAGCAATATCATAATAAGAGCTCTTAGGAATACCAGAGAACTGTAAGTCTACAGCATTACCTGTGTTGTGTTGAGAAGTACCACTTCTATTTCTAAATGCATTTGTTACCAGAACATTAGGATACTGTGCTTTGATTGGTTCAAGAACATTCACCGCTAATGTTTTAAGGTTATCAATAATCTCTTGTTGTTTCTTACCTTCATTACCACCCTTTGGAATTGGAGACTTTGCGACAATAGAATGTGCAGATAGTTGTCCAAGAGTATAATTCGGTGATAGAGGTAAACTGTAATTTACACTTCCGACATAATCACCAGCATCATCATAGTTTTCAATAGGTGTAGTCTCTGGTGTAGGACTTGCAGAAGATGACTCTGGAGTAATTGAATAGTTGCCCGCTTGAGGGTCGTCATGTTCAATACCTTCATCTGGAATACGAGGTTGCGACAGAACTCTACGAGATGCACCCGAAGTATTAATCTTTCCTGTCAATGCATTGTAAGAGTAATCAGCAAATGATGTTGGTTTGATTTCACCAGACGTTACCGCTGACTTTAATTCATCTTCACTCTTCTCTTCATCATCACTTGCGTAAAATTCATCTGCGTCTGCAAGAGGAACAAATGCAAGAGGTTCAAGTACTTCCGCTTGTTTCGGTGCTTCAATAGTTGTTACAAAACCATCCGTATCATATTCATCAATACTAATACTCCACTTCTTAATTCCGTTTGCAACATCTCCCGAATCATGGAACGTAGGTGCGGGCGCAATACCGATAACCGCTGGTGTTGGTGTTGCACGAGGAATGATTGGAACTACAGGTACAATTGAAACTGCACTTCTTCCGTTAGTGTTCAAGTCAACAGTAGAACCATCTATGTTCATTGCACCACCCGAACCAATGTTCAGTGTTGACGCAGTATCATGTACCATCGCACCAGTAGATGCAAGAGTGTAAGTACCTTCCGTTGACAATGCAGTTGCACCAGTAATTGTAGAAGTAAATGTTCCTTCCGAATTGAAAGTAACATCACCAGTAACATTTGTTCCTAGTGTACCAGCAATATCCGTAAGAGAGTTTCCGTCAATCACCATATCATAATTACCAAGTACAGAGTTAGTAAAGTTTGCACTTGTAATGATTTGCATATCATCTACAGATTGTTGTAAGAACTTTCCGACAGATGTTTGTGTCATTGTTGTTTGAGTTGTAAACTCCATAGACTGATTAGAGAACATACGAATATTCTCACCAGCATGAAAGTCAATATTCTTTCCGACATTGAACTTTAGATTCTCATCAACTTGTGCATCCATGTTGCCACGCACATAAAGAGATGCGTCACCATCAACGAATACATTTACATTACCACGAACACGAACTTCTTTCTTACCGTGTATAATCTCATAACCATCTCCGACAATCTTTGAAACTCTTGTACCGTCTGGATGAACTTCATAGAAAGTACCAGAACGATGATACTCATGTATACGTTCATGCCCTGGCGTGTCATCAAACTCTTGGATGTGTCCGCTCTCTGTTTCCTTTACATGATTGAAAGGATAGGATGCATTGTAGGATGGAACTGGTTCAGTAGTCAAGTCATCAACAGTATCACGTTTGTGTTTGATAACTGGATGTTGGTTTGTTAAATCATTAACCGCAAGTCTGTTTGTATCTGCTTCGTTTACCCTACGAGGATAGAAGTTATTAGGGTCTCTAAAACCTACTAGGTTGTTTGTTGTCGAAACAACAATCTCAACCTCTGCACCTTCTGCTGGTGCTTCATCAAATACAACTCTTCCTGCTTCAATTGTGTATGCCATTATGCGAGTCCCTTTTCTGCAGCGAACTCTGCTACAGTTATTGTTCCGTTACGCAATCGTCTGTCTGGTGATTTACCAAATGCAGCTGGATAGAAATGACCAGCGTCACCACTAATTTCATTCACGAGTCCTTGTGATGAAAATGCATTCCGAGCAATACCTGTATATAAACTGTTTGTCCAATCTGCTCTACCATCTTTAATAATAACTAAGTCAATTGCAGATGCGTAGTTGTGCCATGAACTTCCAGGCGATGCTGCCTTGGGCCCACCCGATTTGTATTTACGATATAATTCTTTTTGTTGTGCAATCGTTCTATATGCATGAGCGATAGACAAATCATAATCTGGATTGGAAGATAAGAAACTCTGTACACCCTTTGCGAATCTATCACGAACCTCTGGTGCAAGTTCATTTATCTTACGAGCAATCCTCTCCCCATAACGCTCACTTGCAAAGTCAGATGCGGAATAAGATGTTCCACCCCCATAGAAATCATCAAGAGGTTGCTCGACATTGTTGGGAGATTCGGGAACTGTGTTGGATGCAGACTGAACGACTCCGTTAATCTTTACAAGAACTGTAGAGTCAGTTGTGTCAGTGGGCGTTTCAAAAGAAACGGTTGTACCATTTGCAATCGCAACATTGGAAGAAATACTTGGGGGGTCTAATTGTTGTTCTGGGGAAAAGTCATGTGGGGATTCTCCACTCGGTGCAGCGTTACTACTATTGATGCCAGGCAATGTTCCCCATACCATTGGTTCTTGCATGAAGTCTGGGTCTCTCCAGAATCCAATTACCCATGTACCTTCAATAGGCCCAGTGGGACTTGAACCCACTCCACCAGATGAAGCGGAGTTTGCTGGTTGAACACAGTATGCCCATGGTAAATCAATTGTAGGAAGTTTAGTTTTATCTTCAGTATGGTATCCGTATACTCGACAACGAACACGCCCTAATGCTTTAGGGTCATTCCTGTCCTCTACGACACCGAACCACCAGACGAAACCATCACGCCCTGCGAAAAATGTATTCTGCATATAAAAATCCCTTGTGCATCTATTTATAAGACGAACAAGGGATTGTTAAAGCATGGTGCCCCCAGCGAGACTCGAACTCGCACGAACATATGTTCTTCAGATTTTAAGTCTGATGTGTCTACCTATTCCACCACAGGGGCATTCATGCTGTCTAGTAGGGAATAGTGTCTACGATATTGACAGGGTCTTCTTTGGTAATTGCAGTCATCTTTTTAATAATACCCATGACTGCATCTTCATTTAGAAATCCTTTGACGTTATCACCTTCTTCAGTAATGCCAGGCAGTTCGACCATCGTGTCACCTTTGAACACACCAATCTCATAGAGTACCCCATTGTTCTTACCACCGTAAGACATGTCATTACAAATGATAGATAACTCATACTCACCAAAGGGTATAAGTGCTTGTATTCCTTTAGGAATATCTGTATCCACAAATTTTATATCTTCAAACTTCTTTATCATAATTGATAAACTCCTCAATCACTGGTAGTTCACGCTCTGAATTCATCCATTTCATAAACTCGTTATACATTCTTTTATAGGTTACATTCTCTTTACTCTTATCTCGTATAAGGTCGGAGTTTGCTGACCCTGCTTTCCACACCCGATGGTCATCTGAATAACTATAATACCAATCATGGTATCGAAGTTGTTTAAAGTACTCTCTGATGTTTTCGCTGCTGACCTGACCTGCTTCGCTCATTCTAAACTCCTTTAACCTTAGACCGCATTGCGGCCATCTTTCGATAATTCTCCAACCATTTCTCTGGCGACTGAATAGTCTGGGAGACACTCATCTTAATTTTGCGAGAACGAAACTGACGTTTCAATTCTTTTGCAACTTCCGTTCCAAGAAACCGTGAGATTAACTTCACAAGAGTCTGACGGAATCCTACATCATGGTGCATATGTCCAGCGGTGTGTGCTAGTTCGTGAAGAACCACCCACTTGTTCATACCGCATGAGGGTTGAAGTGCAACTCCCCGATAACTCGCTTGACCTGCAACTCGTACATTATAGCGTACGTTTTTCATAATACGCAGAGGTGGATTGACTTGTCCTCGACCTTCAGATGCAAGTGTCTGGTAAGTCTTTGATTTGACTATCCTTTTGTAATACTTAGTGATTTCTTTCTCAGACATCATCTCCCGACAGTCTGGAAACTTACGCTCTGTAGCAAACTCACTTTGATATACCTTGTTACGTCCACTATCGACACCAGAGTTTTGCAAACGGTTTCGTTTTATCTGTCGTGTCTTTTTACTGTAGTACTCTGCATACTTATTAGCCATATCATGACCCATCTTAGGTAGTGCAAGTTGATACGCATCTGTTGAACTCATATACATT